GGATCCACTGCCGTGAAATTCAATTCCAGTGTGCCGACCCTTAGGTCTGAATTTTCAATGATGTCTCCGTAATTTAAAAATAAGCCCTGTGCCAGGTAAGTGTTTGTGCCTGCGTCGGGTGCCGTGGGACTATCATACTGTAGGTTGATGTTTGTGGTTGTGAAATACAAAGGTGTTGAGAAATGCATCTCAATCAAGTCAGCAACAAATACAGTTTTGGCCTCTAATTTGCTTTGGAGTGCGGCTGGTATATTTCTGGTCATTATAACTCCTCTCTGACATCTATCTCGTATCTGTATAAACCATCAGTCAATAACTCATAACTGATCTGATCATTGTTGAAAAATACCGTGAAAGGCACTGAATTGTAAGTGATGGTCGTGGCACCACCCGTCACTGATTCCACCAAAGGTGGATAGAAACTGACTTGATCCACAGTGGAACCATCCAGATCCACATCTTCGGTCAGCATATATACTTTATTGTGGTTTGAGAATTTTATAAGATCACCCTTTTTCAAAGTTCCTGTTCCACCCGAAACTCCCACACTGGAAGAACCAGCGGATGTTCCCATCAATGGATCCGCGGTATTGACATCTGCCACCGTGACCGTGCCTGCGGCTGTGCCTGTTGTGCTTGAGATAACCGGTGGCACCACTGTGAATGCTTCCACCTGTCCATCCTGTTGCACTATAAATGAATATATGGCATTGAAGTCTGATCTTGACAGGGGTGGTGATTTCAATTTGAAACTCCAATATTGGGCACCTGATTTCAGCCTCTGTGTCTGTCCTGAAATGGATTCAGTCAGTCTTGATCTTGTGTTTGTTTGTAATTCCATGGCCGTGAAGCCTGCTGTGGGAAATGTTCCTGCCATTATATTAACCTCGGTCTTCCTCTCTCTGTTAAACCTCTATTGACAAGTGTAATTATCAGATCCTGTCGGGTCTGTAATAATTCATCGAATCCTCGAGCATCCACAGTTGATATGTTAAAGTTTATTGTTGTGCCACCAGCATCTCCTTCGAAGGCCTTGTTGTTTGGTGTTATCGAACCAGAAGTTGATGGACTAAAAAGTTCGGGACCCGCTTCTCCTATTACGTAGGTCTCGCCTGGTGATACTGGACCACCTCGCTGTCTTCCTTGATATTGTTGTGAACGTATCGCGGCAACCTGGGCCAAACCTGATGCTACCACAGTGGCCGCCAATATTGGACCAAATATACCACCTTGTGCCAATGCCTTGGTGGCACCTTGATATGTGTTGATTATGGCTTCTGCTATGGCAACTGCCTTGTTCAATTCAAATGCTTTTTTGTTCATTGTGGCAAGATCTTCCAATATGCTCTTGCCTGATGAAATCATTATTTCTCTTTTTTCTTGTTCTGACTTGCCGGTCATGTCAACATCAGCGGCCTTGCCTGATCTGATCAAAGCGATATCAGCCTCTTGTCTTCTTCGTTTGGCTTCTGCTTCTTTTTTGTAGATCGCTTCTCTTTCTGCCGCCGCTTCGGCTTCAACCTTGTTGATGAGATCTGTGTATTTTTGGTAATTTGCTACGTCAGTTTGTCTTAATTTTTCTAATCTTTCGATATTTTCCTGTTCCTGTCTTAAATTCTTTTGTAGGGCATCTTCACCCAATTGCTCCATCTGTCTGATGAATTGTTTTTCTTTGGCCAACAAAGCATCAACGGCCTGTTGTAATTTTTGTGCGTCTTTGGCCGCCTTGACTGCTGGATCTTCCACGATCATGGCATCTTCTATGGCCCCAACTGCTTCTGCTAAATTCTTATCTTTGGCTGTATCAACCAAATTGCCCATTTTCTTTTCAACACCATCTATCGCCTTGTCCATGGCTATGTATGTTGCTGTGGCCGCCACTACCGAGGCCGCTACCAATGGGAGACCAACTCCCGACAATGATACCAATGCCCTCGTGGCCGCTACCACTGGAATGATAGCACGACCCATTCTAATGAACATGGCCGCGATTTTCAATGAAATTAAAATTTTAAATGCGAGAGCCAATTCTTCTGAATTTTCTCTCAAGAATTTTATACCATCTCCTGTTGCCTCTACTGCTCTGGCAAGACCAATACCCAATGCCCTTGCGTATGTGTCAATGGTCTCTTGGTTTTCTGCTAGGAACTTGTTTAGGTCACCAAATGAATTTGTGAGTTCGCCAACAAATTCTTCACCAACTATTCGTTGGAAATTGAACATCTTGTCACCGATCATTGACACAACACCATCAAAGGTCTGTGCTAATGATTCAGCCGCTCCACCAAATTCTCCGCCCGGGCCAAATACTCTCTGTAAGGCCTCAGCAGTTTCTTCAACTGTGACTTTGGTTCCTTGTTTGAATCCCAATAGTGCCGTGATACCTTTTTCTCTCAAAAGGTCTGCCGCACCTATACCACCTGACAATGCTCTCTGTAATTGCTCACCCGCTGTTTGGAAATCCAAACCTGACACAGCCGCAATGTTTCCTGCCAATTGTAAATTTTTACCTAATTCATTGGCATCTTCGGATACAACTGCTAGGTTACCAGAAGCCGCCGCTATCTGATCCAATGAGAATGGAACAGTGGCCGCGAATTCAGATAGTGTTTCAAAGGCCGCCGCACCTTCAGTGGCACTACCAAACAAGAACTTGAATTTTAACTGTAGGTTTTCAACCGATCTACCAACATCAACAAAACTTTTTAAAGCCTTGCCTGCTCCAATGGTTGCGAGGGCACCTGCCGCCACTTTGGCCGCTGTGCCTAGACCACCCAATGCTTTCTGGGATTGACCCAAACTTTTATTGAGGTCGTCTATTCGTCGTTTACCTTCTACTTTTGCATTAAGCTCAATATTTTGTTTTACCATACTTGTGCTTCGCACCTCTCATTTGTTTGTTGGCCTGTTTGACTTCATATTTCAAATATGCGTGCCAAATATCCAGTTCCAACGCCGACAACTGCATCACTTTTTCGATGGGCATTTTGAGCCTATCGGCCAACGCAATGAGCAGTCTCAATTCACCGTTGGATTCTATTCCTTTTCCAGTTTTACCGGATCGGGTCTAGCACTGGCATTATTGATAACACCGCATACTCTAGTGATAACCGCGGGATCAGCCTCATTCATCAGATTGATTTCATCTGCGTCTGAGAATATCCTTCTCCCATCCTTGTCTCTGGCCTTTACTACAAGACTTTTGACAAGTGCTTCTACCACTTTGCCTTGGGTTTGAAGTTCTATTATTTTAGACTCATCTTGGAATGAATAAGTCTTCCTGTAATAGATGTCCAATTCCCATTCTGGCACATTTAACTTTTGCAATTCACCACCTATTGATCTTTGATAGTGTTTTGCGATTTTCGCTGTTGCTGACATTATACTTTTCTCCTTCTTTTAGTTTTTCTAGCAACCTCCTGAACGGCAGGTCGAACTATGCCATTCGGGGATTGTTTTGAGTATCCTTCGTCTAGACGGTTGATGTATGGAACCCGGTTAGAGATTCTATAATGAAGTTTATTCTTTTGTTTAAACTTCCATCCTTTTCTAGCCCGACCTGACTTAACAGGAGTGAACCTTTTTACTTCCGCAAAAAGATCCCGGGATACCTGGCGCACTGTATCTGATACGGCTTTTGCTATCTGATCAGCGACCATTTTTGCTGATGGTGTCACTTTAACTTTTAACATTGAATAATTTTTAAAATTATAATAATGTTCGAGTTAAATTTGAACTACCTTGGAAAGTGATACTTGCTTCTACCATTCCATCGAAGTTCGATGTTATCGAATGACCTGAAACAATTACGTTTCCTTCTAATTTGATACCAGTAGTCTCACCTGATGGGTAAAGTTCTATTACACCTACCGCATCTGGGTTTGACATATAACTTAAAAAGTTAGATTGACCAGCATCATCGTCTCTCAGATACACATCCATAGTGCCTGAGAATTGTGTTAAACCAGGAAGATAAGATCTTGATCCCGCACCCATGACTGTTGATTCAATTGTTTGAACCTCTTGGTCGATCGTGAATGATCTCACACTCGCAACCGCCGCCACCACAGAGTCGTCACCAATAAACTTAACAACTCCTGATTCTCCAGTATATACACCGCTATTAACTGCCATTGTATTACTCCTCTATTGTTGTTAGATCTTCTGGACCTTCAAGATCTGGTTTAATGATATCAACTTCTTTGACAGTGATCCTATCTCTAGAACCTCGTCTTGGAGTTGATTTTGTTTTAGATGGTTCAAAGGTCCAACCATCTTTCAAATGTGCTTCAACTTGATAGCCTCGCACTTTTTTTGAAACTTGTTCTTTATACATTTTCGTAGCCATTATAAGACTCCTTTCTTGTATCTGTAGGTTACTAAAACTGTCACTATGACTTCCGCCAAAGGTGGTTCTCTTTCGATCACTTCCACCTGTGCCACGTTTGTTGTGACCGCGTGTATATTATCTGCTGATAATGTGATGTCCCTGTCTCTGGAAACTTCAAGTGTTTCTGAGATACGTTCAACTATCTCATTTCTCAATGTATCCAGATTGGTGCCTCTGAGATAACATCTTAGATTTACGTTTAATTCTGCTTCTCTCTCGGCCACTGATATATCGCTTCTGACCTCGTTAGCAGTGACGACCAAGATAGCAGGAAACTGTGTGATTGCCAACTTCTGAACATCAAAGAAATCACGTGAGATCTTGCCCGGAGCCGGATCTGTCATGTTCTCCAGTTGTGCTACTATGTTTTTTGTGATATTTTCTCTTGCTGACATTACCTAATCAACCTACCATTATAAAATGATTCTTTTTCACTCTCTGAAAATGATCCTGATGAATCAATGTCATAATTAACACCCACCCTTATTATAAGATCAAATTCTTCTTCAAATTTGGCTTTGTAATAATTCATTTTTTCTCGGAATGCGTCTCCGTCCGGATCAAATGAAGAAAGTCTAGGATAGATATAATATGCTAAAGTGTGATAAACTGCGGCTCTTGTGAATTGAGATGAATCCAATCTAGATGGAGACAATTTTGTCGATCCACCCAACACTGAGATATCATGTCTATCATAAGTGGGCCACCATTTTATATCAAGTAGTCTGATTATGTCGTCGTAAGTTTTTTCGTGTAGATCTGAATACTCTTGGATACCATAATCTTTGATTTGTGGTTCGTATTCTAAAAGATCTGAATCAGTAGCAAATGTCGCCATGGTTAAAAGTCCTTCTTTTGTTATTACAAAGGTCCTACCTTTGATGTTGTTATTTATAGGTATTTGTAAGAAAGTCTAAAGTTGTGATGACTGGAACATCCACATCAGGCAAATGATCATTGATCACATAGATTGGATTTTTGTTCGCCAGTTTGTTCAACACACGTTTCATTGAATTGGTGTATTTTCTTAAACTGACACGATCATAGATAAAAACAGAAGCCTCGCTCAAACCCCAATCACAGCCTATGATATAGATAGGACTTATACTCAATTGTGTGGCTAAAATCACTGCCAACAATCCAGAATTGATGCCCGACGTTAATGGATCCATTATGGGTTTCCAATGGGGTAAATGAGCATTTTCTGGTATGGTATAATAACCTATCGAAGGATCTATTTGGATTGAATCCACCACTGGTCTGTCATAGGCACACACATAATGAACAGGTCTGCGTGTTTGAATATAATTGCAACCTATTTCACATTCTTGTGGAGGCAGGGTATTAATTAATTTTTCTTGGCTGGGTCCGTTGAACCAAACAATATTCATAGTGATATTTAATGATCATAAAAAAAGGGCGACAATTTCTCGCCGCCCTTCATATGTTTATTGCCTAATGTTAAAATTAGTCAGTGATGATTGTATCACCTAATAATTTCACACCGTAAGTGCTGTGTAGAACTTGAACACCATATCTAGTTGATGCAACAACTTCATCAGCTCTTAAAGAAGCATCTCTTTGAGTTTCGATCTTTAAGCCTTCAGCAACTGCTAAACCTAAAGCGTCTCTGCTGAATACACCATTGACAACTTGTCCGTCTGAGAATGATGCGAAGTTAGAAGTTTCGTAGATATCAATACCTGCGATTCTTCCAATGTAGCCTTCTGACATCGCTTGGTTTGTCACAGCCAAATTGTTAGTAGGGTTAACAAAAGAGTTTGTTAAACTTTTCTTGACGTTGTAGATCGCTTTTGGATGGAACACACCGTAGTATGGTCCAGGCACTGCAAGTGATTTTAAAGTTGCATATGCTTGGAACAAGTTTTCCACAGTGATTTCTTTTCCTTGAGCACCAGCACCCACTTCAGTGAAGTCTGTGAACAATGAAGTTAATGCTTGGTCGTGTCTTTTCGCGATCGCTTCACCAAATAACTTACCTAGGTCAGCAACAACATTTGATACTGAATGGTTTCTCGCCATGTCAGTCAATGTAGTCATGATACCTGCTTCTGTTAATGTGATGTTAGCAACATTAGTCGAGATCGCGGTGTTTGTTAGGTCCTGCGCCTCGTTTCTGTCTATCGCTGTTTCTGTTCCGTATAAAGGAACTTGCAGGACTTTACCTGCGTTTGCTGGCACTGTGAAGTTTTTCACAAGGCCTGGCATAATTGCTGTTTCTGATGCCACGAACATCGCCTCTTGGACGATAGGTGAAATCAGATGTTGCAATGTGCTTGTAGTTGATTCATTAGCCATTTTGCTAATCTCCTTTTATTGTTTGTTAATTAGAAAGATTAAAAGCCTTGTTTCTTACGATACTCAGCATAGATCTTTCTATGTTCTGGATTATTCATATCCAATTTATTAACATCAACTTTGGAAACACCCTCAGGGCTTGTGTTTGACTTGGATCCACCTCCTGGCTGACCTGCTGAAACAAAATGAGGTGAGTTTTGTAGGAACTCTCCAACCAACCCATTAATTGTTAAAGGATCACCATTGTCAGTGTATCTAGTCTGACCTGTTTTGGGATCAATCACTTCAACTTCTCCTGTGTCTGACATTTTGACAGAACCCCTTACAAGTTGTGCAACCTGTTCAGGATTTATTGCCCTCATGGTTGATGCCGCATTTATCAATGCCCCATCCACCTTGATCTTTGTCAGTTCAGAAGTTAGCGAAGAAATCTTGCTGTTAAACTTTTCAGCATTTTCCTTCAACAGTTTCTCAAACTCTGACTTCTCTTTTGCTTTGGAAATCCTTTCAGATTCTTCCTTGGCCATAAGAGATTGGTATTTCTCAACATCTATACCCTCGAACTTCTTGCTGAGTTTGGCTTCTGTCTTTCTTCTGACTTCTGCCGCGATAGCATCAAGTTCTGATTGTGTATAAGTTTTCGCGGGTTGATTTGCCGCTTCTGCCTGTTCTGTTTTTGAGACTGTATCAGTTGCCACAGTAGCAGTCTGATTGTCTGGCGATGTA